CCTGAAGGCCTGAAGATCGGCGGCGCCTTCGACCCCGACACCGACGAAAAGGACCGTGAGCAGAAGCATCCCGGCCTGCTCGACATGTTCGTCGAGCGTTACTGTCAAAAGGAAAAAGCGCTGAAGAGCGCGGATCAATATGCCAGCACCTTTCGGCGCCTCGTAGCCCCGGATATCGGAGACCTGCCTGTTTTTGGGGAAGGCCGACTTCGTCGCTCGCACATCGTCGACATGCTCGATGAGATTGAGGACGAGAGCGGGCCGGTGATGGCAGATCGGACGCTCGCTTACGTGCGCAAGGCGTTCAACTGGTTCGCTGCCCGTAACGAGGACTTCACGAACCCCATCGTGAAGGGCTTACGGGAGATCAGCAGCAACTCCCGCGACCGCACCCTCAATGATCAAGAACTACGTGACCTATGGGCCGCCCTGGACATCGTGGAGGATGTTCCGGACTGCTATCCGCGATACGTCAAGATGCTGCTGCTCACCACCACCCGGCGCAATGAAGCCGCGCTGATGCACACCAGCGAGTTCGAGGGCAACGACTGGACCATTCCGGCGGACCGTTACAAGACAAAGCTTGATCACTTGGTCCCGTTGAGTGCGGCAGCGCGTGAATTGATCGGGGAAAAGCCGGAGGGCGCCAACGGCAATTCGTGGTTTGTGTTTTCGAGCACGCACGGCGCGAAGGGATTCAGCGGTTTTAGCAAAGCCAAACGCGAACTCGACAAGGCCATCGCGAAGGTCCGGACCGAAGCGGGTCGCGATCCCCTGCCCCATTGGGTGTTGCACGATCTACGCCGCACCGGCCGCTCGCTGATGTCCCGCGCCGGCGTGCCGAGCGATCATGCCGAGCGTTGCCTGGGGCACGTGATCGGCGGCGTCCGTGGGGTCTATGACCGCTACGCCTACCGGGATGAAAAACGCGCCGCGTTCGAGGCGCTCTCGGGACTGGTCAATCTCATCTTAAACCCACAGCCTAACGTCACGCCCATTGCTCGGAGCGCGTGACGATGGATAGGTTGCTCAATGCCGATCGGTTGACTATCACGCAGGCTATCGATCGGGCGGGCCCGGTTTTATTCGGAACAGATTGGATTGGCCGGTGCGAGGCCAAAGAGATTCGGCTCCTGGCCAAATACGGTCCGAAGCCTTACGGCAAACCCCGCCAGTCCGTCGCGCCATGCCCGCCCAGCTTCCGTGTTGCAGTTGATCGCGCGATCGGGAGGGACCAGCGCATGTTAGTGCAACGCGCGACCGTTTTCGACTGGATCCGCGCAGCGCGCGTGCTCTTCGACCTTGATCATTGCGATGCCGCCGCGCTGGATAAAAAGCTTGTGCGGGCGCGACACCAGAAAAATGCGGTTGGAGCTCCGGCCGTCGTTCGCCAGCGGGTTCTTCGCCAAATGCTGGACGACCTACGCTCCGGCCGGATATCCGCGGCGAAGCTCCAAGGCATGAAGCAGGAAACGATGGAAAAGGACTACGACGCGAGCCGGAAGGTATGTAAGGAAGCGCGTGACAATGCGCTCGCTGAGGCAGAACGCCAGAAGATTGATCTAAAGTAATTTGGCACAATCCATAATTAGGCACATCGGCGGAAATCGCTGACCTTCTCCCATGTTCAACAGATGGACATGGCGATGACCGAATTTAAATTCGACGGCTACAATTTGCGAGCGGCTACAGCTGCAAAGCTTGGCGAGCGGGTTCGCGGAAGGCCTTACAACGAACGTACACTCATCAACTGGGAACTCGACGGCAAAGGGCCGCCGGTAACGCGGGTTGGCCGCGACGTCACGTACTTCTGGCCCTCCGTCGAGAAGTGGCTTCGCGCCCAGGAGCAAAGCTCCTTCAAAGCTGCCTGAGGAGCGCGACACATGCCGCGCAAGCCGCAGCTGCAAGAGCCTGTCATTGTCGAACGTCTTTGGGCCAACAGGCGGCATGACGCCGTCTATGTGACCCTCTCGACCTTCCGCGATCAAAACCTCGTCGACATCCGCAAGCATGCGATGGATGCCAGTGGCAAGCTTGTGCCAACCACGAAGGGCATCGCGCTTAATGTTGCACGGCTGAGGGACTTGCAAAAGGCGGTCGACAGGGCCGTACGCAAAGCGGTTGAGCTCAATTTGATCAAGTCCGAAAGCGAGGACGGATCATGAAAAAACGCTCCTCTCGCAGAACCTCGAAACCCGCCCCGCCTTCGCCCGAGCAGCGCGCGAGAATCTGCGAACGAATTCACTACCAGCTTGCGCTCGAATATCTTAACCGCAGCAATCACCGCCGCCATGTCTGGGCCAGGCTTGCAATCGGTTTGCCGCCGATCCCGCGGCCGATCATGCGGGAGCAATCCCGATGAGCTTGGCTGCTCTATTGGCGAATAGGCCTGCTGACACACTTGAAGCTTTCAAGGCGCGGTGTTGGGCGCGCGCACTGTTGGTCCACGAAGGCGTGATGGATTTTTATGAAGCGATAGACGGGCTGCAAAATGCCGCCGTGGCCTCCGGTCTGATTGAGCGCGTCGGCCAGGACGAAATACAGCACCTCATGTCCGAGGCTTTCGGCGAAGAACTACCGGAATTGCAAACCGGCGTCGCCGACATCGTCAGGCGCTTGGAGTTGGCGGACCCCAGAGATGCTTGGCTCCATACAGGCGCAGCACCGCCGCCTGAATCCGTTCGCAACTCGGAATTTCCCGATCTACCCCGGCTTTACAAGACGTCGCCCTCCACGATTGCCGCATTCAACCAAGTTATCGGCACCGGCGATGTCGCGCGCATCGATGCATGGCTTGCCGATCATCCGAAGGACGCGGCTTTCCTTTTGAAGCTTCTGGAAGGCCGGAAAAATGCTTAGCCGCACCGATATCGACAGCCTGAAGCGCAAGTACGCGCCAGAGCCCGCGCCGCCGCAGGATGATTGGGAGCCACCGACGGAATATCCGGCCGGAGCCGACGGCGAGCGGGTGTTGGTCGAGCCGTTCGCCGACCCTCAGCCCGCCGAAACAGTCCTTGGACTTAGGGAATGGGACGCTGGCGAACATTCCGACGTGCCGCCGCCCCGCGAATGGCTGCTCGGAAACCAGTTTTGCCGCCGGTTCCTGTCCGGCCTTCTCGCGCCCGGCGCTACCGGCAAGACGGCGCTGCGCATGCTGCAATATCTCTCGGTGGCCACAGGCCGGCCTCTGACAGGTGAACATGTATTCAAACGCTGTCGTGTGCTGCTTCTCAGCCTTGAGGACGATGACAACGAACTGCGGCGCCGGCTGGCCGCGGCGCGGATTCATCACGGCATCGAGCCGTCCGAACTTCAGGGCTGGCTGTTCTGCTCTACGCCGAAGGGCATCAAGCTAGCCACCGTCAAGGATGGCTCCAAGGTCAGCGGTCCCCTCGAGGCGATGCTGCGCGAAACCATCCAGCGCCGGAAAGTCGACCTGCTCGGGCTGGATCCTTTCGTGAAGCTGCACGCGCTGGAGGAAAACGACAACGGCAGCATGGATTTTGTCTGCGACCTGCTGGTGAAACTGGCGATCGAATTTAACATCGCGGTCGACGTGCCACACCACACCAAGAAGGGCTTGCAGACCGCCGGAGACGCCGATGCGGGCCGTGGCGCCAGCGCTGCCAGGGATGCAGGTCGGCTGATGTACACGCTTACCCGCATGTCCGACCAGGAAGGCGAGACCTTCGGCATTCCGGCCGAGGAGCGCCGGCTGTACGTCAGGCTGGACTCCAGCAAGGTCAACATTGCCCCGCCGTCGGGAGAGGCAACTTGGTTCAAGCTGGTGGGCGTCAATCTCGACAACGGCACTCCCGATTATCCCAACGGTGACGACGTGCAGACTGTGGTTCCGTGGCATCCGCCCAAGACATGGGATGGCGTCACGGGTGCCCAAGCGAACGCTGCGCTCGACGAGCTCGACGCCGGCCTGCCGAATGGCCAGCGGTTCTCTGATGCGGGCCCAGCGACCTCCCGCGCGGCCTGGAGAGTAGTTCAGAACCATTGTCCCGACCGCACCGAACCGCAGTGCCGGGAGATCGTCCGCACATGGGTCAAGAACGGGGTTTTGGTCAACGAGGACTATGACGACCCGATCGAGCGCAAGTCGCGCAAGGGCCTTCGCGTGTGTCCCGGAAAGCGCCCCGCCTGATGTGCTCCAACAGCCCAAAACCGTTGGCGCACCGTTGGCGCAAATCGGTCTGCTCCAACAACAAGAAAACGGTACCCATGGGGTTGTTGCTGGAGCACGCAACAATACCCCCTCATGCGTTGGCGCAGTATTGGCGCAAAACGCCCCTCGCGCGCATCCATCCCAACCCGCTATGCGCCAGCAGCGCTTTGCCTCCGGCGACGCTCGCAGCCGCACCGCTTCCATCGAGGACCTAACCATGACCGATGACATCGAGAAGCCATTACAAGAACTGACCACCCAACAGCGTGCCGCAATCGGAAAGACCAGCCGCAATGGCGTTTCCGGTCGGTTGAAGGCTGCTTTAGACGACATGGTGGAGAATGGAACGTCGTGGGACGCAGCAGCGCTGAAAGCAAATCTCACAGTGAGATCAATGCGGCTCGCTTTGAAGCGGCCACAGGTCCTCAAGTATTTAAGGGCTGAGAGAGGTGCTCTACTCGCGCGCATCAGCCCGCGAAACTTACACGCCCTCCAGCGGATCCGAGATCAAGACGAAAACAAGGCCGCGGCGGTGGCTGCCGCTCGCGCGTTGGAGGGTATGGCGAGCGACATATACGGCGATGTGCAAGGCACAGGCGGCGTGCGAGCCGGCTACATGATCGATCTAAGTGACTCTCCACCCGGCATCGTCATCAGGATTCACGAACCGGCTCGGCCGCAGAACCAAGGCGACGATGCGATCGATGTGACGCCGAATAGGGCCGCGGACGGGTCGTGACAACAGTAGTTGCCCACACTATGCCCACTTGAATTTCGTGACATTGGCAAATCACTGCATATCAAGCACATTCGCGTACCGACCTCATGATTGATCATCACGAGACACGCGATCGGAGGGGATTTGCGCGCGCGATGCTAACCAGGTCTTTCACTGTGTTGAAGCAGTCGGCGCCCGCCCGCCCGCACGTGCACGCGACGGGTGGAGGCGCCGCCCCGGGTGACCATCCCTCGAATTCGCCATTAGGACGACCGGAGGGGAAAATGGGCCTTCGCCAAACGCGGCTCCTGTCTCGCGCTTGCGCTTGGCTTGGAAATTACTTTGGACCCAAAAATTACTTTGGGCCCAAATTTTTTAGAACCGCCTGAAGGGCCCGCACCATGACGACGTTAGCCACCATCACCGTGAACGCTCCGACCAGTGCGCTATCCACGCGCGCCCAGGAGCTTGCTCTAGTTGCCCGTGCGCTTGAGTTAGCTGCACTCGACGTTCGCAGTCACGGGGGCCAGAAGGTCTCCGGCAACATCGTCGACACCGGTGCGACGGTGATTGGCTCGTACACTTACAGTCCCGTTGCCACAAGCTGAAGGACACTGACCATGCCGACCACGACCGCCACAGACGACCGCAAGCCGATTCCCAACTTGCCGCCGCTCAACTGGCGACGCGAAGTCCCGAAATATTTGGTTGTCCGCGACGTTTTTCCGAGCCCGAATCCTCGCCACCGGCATGAACTTCCCTTCAGTCAAATCCTCGATGGTAGCTGTTGGCAGCAAGCGGACCGCGCCCACAAGTCGGGCGAGGTGATTCAGAGCACGGAATGGCCGCACCCTACTTTTCAACCGAGAAACTATGCGGCGCGGCAGGTCTTGGCGTTTTTCGGCTCGGCGCCCAAAAGCCGGTTGCCGCGCGCGCCCCTGGCGCGGGGATCGTATCGTGCTCGACGATGGTTTGACCGGCCCGACGCAGCCCAAGTTTTCCATTAAGACCGGAGTGACCGCAGCATGACCGATACGCTTGCAACCGTGGCATCATCCGCGCCATCTGCCAATGCTGGCGAACTCGGACCAACCGCGGGCCCCGCTGCACCGTCGGCGCCGGCCGCTGCCACCAAGCCTGCCGCCGAACACGCACCCACCTACGAGCAGCGTAGGCAAGCGCAGGATCAGGCCGCCGCGGGCGATGCCCCGTCACCTTCTGCGGACCAGCAGCCGCCTCTGGCCGCCAGCACCGAGAAACTGAAAGTCGGCAAGTACGAAGTTTCAGAGGCCGAGCTCGCCGGCATGATGGACCGGCAGGCCCAGGACGATCTGAAGAAGCTGACCCTGCCGGCATCGCCAGAGGCCTATAAGGCCGAGTTGCCCGCCGATCTCAAGCTGCCCGGTGGCGTCGAGTACAAATTCGATCAGAGCAATCCGAGCCTCGTCGCGGCTCGTAATTGGGCGCACGCCAAGGGCCTGTCGCAGGATGAATTTTCGCAGGTCCTCGGCATTTATGCCTCGCATGAGGCCACGCAAAACGCGGCTCTTGCCGAGCGATCGCGGGCTGAAATCGCCAAGGCCGGCGTGAACGCGCCGCAGCGGGTCGACGCGGTGACCAAGTGGATCATCGGCGAGATGGGCGAGGTCGACTCCAAGCCGATCCGAGCCACCATCGTCACTGATGCGCATTTGCGCTTCTATGAGCGGCTCATGCAGAAGGTTTCCAGCCAAGGCGCGGCATCGTTTTCACAGTCGCACCGCGCCGCACCCGAAACCAATCCGATCCCAGGTTACGACAAGATGACCTTTGAGCAGCGACGCGAGGCGCAAGACCGGAACGCGGCTGCTCGCCGCCGATAATTGAGATTTGAAAGGCCGCTGCCGATGTTCATCGTCGAACGGGACGCTTACGTCCGAGCCGCCACCGGGGCGATGCTGACCGGAACGCCGTTCGAATCCCTGGCCGATTGGGCCGCCCAACAGAAGGCCAAAGAAGCAGCCGCAAAGGTCGTGAGCTTCGCCGACATGCGCGCCAAGCTTCGGCCGGCAACGACGGAGCGCTGACTGAAATGGGCGCAGTGCTTGGCAGGGTCATCAACGACTATGAGAGCTTGATCGAGATCTGTCGCCAGCGTGCAGATGAGCTCGCACTATCTCGCGAAGGCATCGATGGATTAGCGCAGGTTGCGCCCGGCCTTGCGGGAAAAATTCTTGGCCATCGGCAAATAAAAAAGTTGGGGCCCACAACGCTTAAACCCATATTGCAGGTGCTGGGCCTCAAATTGCTGGTCATCGAAGACGATCGCGAGGCCTCCCTCACACTCTCAATCCGAGAGCCGGTGCAGAGCAGCCAGCAGCGAATGAACAACACCGCACGCCTCACGCCGAAGCTTCTGCCGCCGCCTGGGCCGACGATCGTTCACGATCGTCCAAGGCGCGGCGGCAAGTACGCTTAGTGCCCGCGCGCACTGTGGTGCGTTGCGACTAAATCCCCACGACTCATGATCCGCGCATTGCTCGTCCGGAAAAGCGAGCGACGCGGGCGCCTGAATCCTCCAACTCCATGGCCCTGGCGATCTTCTGATCACCCAATGCCGCGTCGGGTCTTTCCGGGCCGGGCGCCATGGAGCCCTTCTCGTGATTGAATTTTCAATATCGATTGACCTCGGCAAGAGGGAACGGATCACCCCGGAAACCGAGAGCATGCCGGTTGATCGCGACTTTGTAGCGCGCTCGCTTGTCGCCTTGGCCGCCAAACTTCAGGCTGGCACCGATCCCCGCGGCGTCATTCGTGACGACACCGGGCTCGAGGTGGGCAGCTGGAGATTCAGTCTGCTGAAGCGTGCAGATTGATCATGCCGCGACAAATCCAGGGCAGCCAAAAGGACTTCTCCGCAGGTGAAGTTGACCTGAGCCTCAAACGCGCCGACGACAACCCGGTGCGCAAGGCAGGGCTGCGCCAGCTTTCCAATTTCCGAATTCAGTCGTCGGGCTCGGTAATAAATCGTCCGGGCCGCTCGATCCTGTTCGTACAGGGAGGCCGCACCGAGGAAGTGCTAGTCGCGCCGGGTCTGGTCTATCGCCTCTGCTTTGGTGGCGACGGGTCGCTGGTGATCAGGAGCGCTGCCGGCGCTGTTGCGGCAAGTCAGCCTGCCGCAACCTATGCATGGAGAACCGCGACGATTCAGCAGATCGTCTGGGACAAGGTGGCGATCGGAGCCAAACAGGTCGATGTAGTGATCTGCTTTCCTGGTCAGGAGATGCAGATCGCCAGCTTCGACGGCGTAGCGACTTGGACTTTCTCGACGTTCGCATTTCAGCTGGACAGCGGAGGCGACCCTCTTGTGCCGTTTTTCCGGATCGCGGCGCCTGATATCACGCTTCAGCCGAGCAGCATTACCAGCCCATTCAATATGGTGTTCTCGGCGCCTGTTCTTGTGCCCGGGCATGTCAGCGCGCTCTTCACGTATTGTAATCTTCGCTTTGTAGTCTTTACTGTCACCAGCGCCACGACGGGCACAGGGGGATGGATCGACGCTGGTGCGGAAGGGCAACTTGTCGATTTCACATCAGGTGCATTGGCCAACTTCCGTGTTGGTCAAGAGATCTTAGGGGGCTCTGGGACTAAGGCAGTGATAACGGCTGTCGTTTCAGATACCCAGATCGCGTGTCAGCTTCTAAATAATTTTGGAACAGGTTTTAGCATCAGCGAAACCGTAGCGGGTCCGACGGGAAGCGATGTCATTACCACAATTTCCAAAGAAGCCCCGCAGGCAACATCGATATGGAACGAGCAGATTTTTTCGAATGCGCGCGGTTGGCCGCAGTCGGTATTCGCTGATCAGAATCGCCTCGGCTTTTGCAATCTGCCGGGCGTTCCGACGGCGATATGCTGGTCGGCAATCGGGCTGCCCTACGATTTCGATATCGGAACGGCCCAGCCGGACGACGCGATCGTTGAACTTGCGCCATTCAATTCCCAGGTACTCTTCGTCGTGCCGGGTCCGGAATCGTCAGAGTTTGTGTTCTGCGACCGCGCCATTTTCTACATCGCGATCTCCGCGACAAATCCGCTGAAGCCCGGCTCGGTCGGATTCCAGATCCTATCTAACGACGGAGCGGCGGCCAATGTCCAGCCGCGCGCGGTGCAAGAGGTGATTATCTACGTCGATTCCGCGCTGGTTACTGTTCGCTCGGTCGTCGCCACGGGTGCGTTCAATCGACCTTACGAGACGCGCGCGCTATCCGACCTTCACACGCACCTGATCAAATCTCCGGTCGCGATCGCGGTGCCGTCGGCCAGCAGCGGTTTCCCGGAGCGCTACGGCTTCATCTTGAACAGTGATGGCACCGTGGCCGTTTTCACCTATCGGCAGCAAGCCGGCCAACTCCAAGGCATGATTGGATGGACGCCATGGAGCGGCGGCGGCACGGTGCAGTGGATCGGCGCGCTTGGTTCTGACGTGCTGTTCTCTTCCACCTATGGCGCAGTGTCGGTGGTCGAGATCATGGACCCGACGCAATATCTCGACAGCGCGTTTTTCGTGAACGCGGCGCCCGCTACGCTTACCCCTCCCGGTGGAAAGGGGCCGCTTTGGTTTGCGCCCAGCACGTCAGTAACCCTGATGGATCAGGGCACCCGGATGATGGGGACGTATCAGATCGACGCCAACGGCTTCATCATTCCGCAATTCAATGACGGCGAGAACTTGGCAGCGGCCACGCTTGTCGCGGGCCAGCCGTGGACAGCGATCATGGAGCCGTTCGCCCAAAACGCTCAGTCCGGGCAGGACATGCATCAGCGGATGCTGCCGCGGCGGATTTCGTATTTCGCGGCCTACGTTGTCAATTCGACCGGATTTGCATTGGCAAAGCTGTTCAGCGCCAAGCTGACGCCGACCTCGCCCGCGCTCGGCACCATCATGAACATTCGCCGCGTGCCGGCATGGAATCAGGGCGACAATCCGATCCTTCCGCCGCCGCTGCGCGAGACCAACGAGGAATGGCGGCCGTCCGGTTACTCCTACGATCCGAGAGTTGCCATCATCAAAGACACGCCGGGCCCACTGGAAGTTCAAGAGATTGGAATGGAGATCAGTATATGATCGGG